ATTGGATCTTTAGCTTTAACTCCAGGATCAGAAAATTCTCAATTAGTTGCTGCTTGGCCTGATGCTGGAGCAGGTGATGGTGTCATTGATAGTAATCTTGGTAATTTATGGGTATCCGATGGAAATGATAATTGGACTAATGTAGGAAATATTCGTGGACCTCAAGGAACCACAGGAACTCAAGGTATTCAAGGAACTCAAGGTATCCAAGGTACTCAAGGTATTCAAGGAACTCAAGGAACTCAAGGTATCCAAGGTTCCAATGCGAATGTCCAAGGTATTCAAGGAACTCAAGGTATCCAAGGTTCTCAGGGTATTCAAGGTACTCAGGGTATTCAAGGTATTCAAGGAACTCAAGGTATCCAAGGTTCCAATGCGAATGTCCAAGGTATTCAAGGAACTCAAGGTATCCAAGGTTCTCAGGGTATTCAAGGTACTCAAGGTATTCAAGGATCTCAAGGTATTCAAGGTACCCAAGGTATTCAAGGCACTCAAGGATTAACTGGAGATTCTTTTTGGAGATCAACCGCAGCAGGAATTCATACACTTTCTAATGTTGGTATAGGAACCACAAATCCACAATCAACACTTGATGTTCGTGGTGCAATTACTATTGGTGTAGAAACGGTTGGAATTCATTCAGTATTCTCAACAACTGATATTCAATCTTGGTATTATACGAACAAATCAAAAAATGTTGGTGGTGATGATTCAGCACCACAAGCAATTTATATTGGTGCAGCAGGAACGGTAATGTTCATGGTTGGTGATACTGGAAATGATGTTAATCAATATACCCTATCAACACCTTATGATGTAAGCACTGCTGGTGCTTCTGTTGGAGTATTCTCCGTTGCAACACAAGAAATTAATCCACTTGGAATTGATTTTAATCCCACTGGAACAAAAATGTTTATTAGTGGAGCAAATAATGCTCAACCAGGTTTAATTGCAACTGGTGAATATGTTCACGAATATTCATTATCAACTGCTTGGACGGTTTCTAGTGCTGGATATACGACAAGTTATAATGTAACACAAGACTCTGCACCACAAGGAGTTACTTTTGGTGATAGTGGTTCCAAGATGTATGTGGTTGGTTCCGGAGGTGATGCAGTTTATCAATATTCACTTTCCACCACATACAGTCTTGGTTCTGATGTAACCTATGATAATATTTCACTGGTTTTAGGAACAAATCCACTTATATTAGAAACTGCACCAATTGATATTTCGTTCAATTCTATAGGAACTGTATTATGGATTGCTGGAAGTGCAAACTGTAGAATTTATGAGTTCCGTTTAGGAACTGCTTGGGATATTTCTACTGCCGTATTTTATGGTGACATTTATATTGGATTTAATGAGGTCACAGTAACAGGACTTCACGTAATACCGGAACAGAATGTTGCTTATATTGTTGGTTCTACTAGTGATACTGTTTATCAATATTCTACAAATACCCCATCCCTTGAGATTGCCTCTAGTGGTATTTCAAGTGAATCTTCAATCATTCTTAATAATGAAACCAGAGTAAAAGACAAGTTATATGTAAAAGGAAATATTCATACTGATAGTAATACTTTAACCCAAGGAAATGCTCAGGTTGATGGCAGTGCAACTGTTTCTGGTACATTAACTGCATCTAGTACATTAACTGCATCTGGTGCAGTAACTTTTAATACGACTACATCTAATATTAACCTAGCAACCTCACAAACCACAGGAACTCTTATACTTGGAGGAACCTCACAAACAGGTGCGATTACGGTAGGAAGAGGAACAACAACACAAACCACAAATATTCAGGCAGGTGTTGTTGTTTCTGGGCAGCAAAAAACAATTAACCTTGGTACTGGTGGTGCTGCTGGTTCTAGAACTTTAATCACTGTTGGTTCTGCTACTGCTGGTGCGATTAGTACTGTCACTATTCCTTCACCAACTAATCTTCTTATTGGTACTGCCACAACTACAGGAACAGCATCACAACCACTTCAAGTTACTGGTGGTGCTTATGTATCTGGTAATGTTGGTATAGGAACCATAAATCCATCATCAAAACTTCATGTTGTTGGTGGTTCAATATTTACTGGAAATGTAGGTATCAATACCACAGTAGTTACTGAATCACTCACAGTTTCTGGTGTTGTTTCTGCAACAAGTTTCTATGGTGATGGTTCTTCTCTTACTGGAGTTACTCCGTCTAGAACTACTGTAGTTGGAGTAACAACTTCAATTGCAAATAATGGAATTGGAAATACGAATATTACGGGATTCAAGTCTTATGCTCTTATGAGAGTTGGACTATCTACTGCAGGATGGTTAAGACTATATACTGATAGTACGTCAAGAAATAATGATGTTTTTAGAAGTGTTGGAGAAGATCCAGCACCTGGAAGTGGAGTAATCGCAGAAGTTGTTACTACAGGCATCTCCACAACACAAATCATTTCACCCTTTGTGATTGGGGGTAATTTAGATAATCCTGCGAATACGACAATTTACGCAGCAATTACAAACCTTTCTGGTTCTACTCAAGCAATCACAGCAAACCTAACCATTCTTCAATTGGAGGAATAATATAAATGGCAATAGCACAGACAGCAATTACAAGAGCAGTAGGATTTGGTAGAAGTGATGTTATCACTCAATTAGAACAGGGATTTACTTGGTTGGGGTGGCACGGTAGCACCAGAACAGGTATTGTAACTGGTATTAGTGCTTATAGTGGCGGCGGAACAGTAGGTTCTTCTAACGATACTTATGAGGATGTAAGACAAAGTACTTCAACTGGCATCGGAACCGGAGCAAGTTTTTATATTACTAGAAGTTCTGGAAGTGTAAATGTGGTTGCGGTGAATCGTCCTGGATTTGGATATACTAATGGAGAATATGTAACTCTATCTGCTAATGATATTGGTGGTTCTGGAAATGGCGCTGTTGCTATTGGCATCACGGTTCGCATATCTCCAGTTGGATATGGATCTACAAATGCTTTTTATGATTTTGATAAGTCGGGAACTTATCCTTGGGGTGTATTGAGAAATACAATTCAATCAAATAAAAGGTACGGAAATACTTATAATGGATTCCAAATAACTTCGGGTGACGCATCCTCATCATATTCTATGAATATAACTTCTGGTAGTGATTTTCATCCTTGGGATACTACAAATACATCTAATAGGGGAAATTATTATGCAAATAGGTTCGCCGGAAGATCAACTTTAGATGTTCCTGTTTATTCTTTACCAAATTCAAACATATATCAATATGATTCAAGTTCTATCATAGATTCAAGTATCTCTGATGGTTATGGTAATTTTACTCTGACAGGTACAGTTGGAAATACTTATGCATTAAAATTGTCAATTTTTAAGTCAGGACTAGATCCAAATTTTGCAGTATTCTCTTTTAGTCAACCTACTCTGTCATCCACAATTTTATCTGAGAATACATTTTCAACATTTTTCTTACACGATTTTACAACAAATATTTGGGACTTGAACGAACTATTTTTGGGCGGAGTTACATTTATAAATCCAACTACCGGAAATACAGTTACTCCAACTTTAGAATTTAGGTCTTGGATTGGAGGATCTACTTTTTATAGTTTTGGTGCTTATTCATCGGTTAGATGTGCAGAATTTGGTTATATTCAAACAAATAATTCTAGTGGGACATCTCTTAATTCGCCGTATATTATTACTAGTTATTCAAGCAATGCTTATAAACATAGTAAACCCGATATTTATCCGAGAATTTATTATAGAAACAATACTCTTGATGATGTTCCTGTCGGTTCAAATTCAAATTTTAATGCAGTAATTAAAGGTATTCCATTGAATGCACAGATGGTTCCTTGTCCATATTATCTTCCTGATGATTTTGTACTTATTGACTTTGATTATGCAACTCCTGCGGCAAATATTCAGCAAGGAGATACAATTACAATTAGTGGTTCTGAAGTTTATACCGTAATTACTGGTTCTTATAATCAAACTACAAGAACTCGTGGCATTCTCTTCTGTGCGAGGACGGTCTGATGGCAAATTATACGATGACAAACTTAACAACAGCAGTTGCTGGGGTCTCAACTACAACTGCATTTCAGATTCAATCAACTGCAGTTTATACTGTGGAAGTCTCAAATGGAACTTTAAGTGTTGGTGATATTAACTTGGGGTCTTTTGTAACTGAAACAATACCTGGATGGTTGACTGGAAGAAGACCAGTGCAAGGTCAACTTTTCCCAAGAGGTGTTTATAACAAGTAAACTAGATTCCCCCTTGACACCAGAAGCAGACCGTAGTATGATAAATAGGTAAACAAATGTTACGGATTTCTCATAAATCTTAACATTGTCAAACACCCTGTAAACCGAGACCTCTAGGGTGTATAAATTACGTCTCTCATATCTTCTCTAGGGGTGAGAAGAAATATTGAACCCCGTTCGTCCCCACGAACTCTTACTTAACCCTTTTTCAAATATGACTGCTTCAATCGCTTCACGCCGTTCTGGCGAAAACCTCTGGGAACAATTTTGCCAGTGGGTAACTTCAACCGATAACCGTCTTTATGTTGGTTGGTTCGGTGTTCTGATGATTCCAACGCTGCTTGCTGCTGCTACTTGTTTCATCATCGCATTCATTGGTGCTCCTCCTGTGGACATTGACGGCATTCGTGAACCAGTTGCTGGTTCACTCATGTATGGAAATAACATCATCTCTGGTGCTGTTGTTCCTTCTTCTAACGCAATCGGACTTCACTTTTATCCCATCTGGGAAGCTGCTTCACTTGATGAATGGCTATATAATGGTGGACCTTTCCAACTGGTCGTTTTCCATTTTCTGATTGGAATCTATGCTTACATGGGCCGCGAATGGGAACTTTCTTACCGACTCGGTATGCGTCCTTGGATTTGTGTTGCCTACTCTGCACCCGTTGCTGCTGCTAGCGCAGTTTTTCTGGTCTATCCCTTCGGTCAAGGATCCTTCTCTGATGCGATGCCTCTGGGGATTTCAGGAACTTTCAACTACATGCTTGTTTTCCAGGCAGAACACAACATTCTTATGCACCCTTTCCACATGCTGGGAGTTGCTGGTGTGTTCGGTGGATCTCTTGCATCAGCCATGCATGGATCTCTCGTGACTTCTTCTTTGGTTCGTGAAACCACTGAGAATGAGTCACAGAACTATGGTTACAAGTTCGGTCAAGAAGAAGAGACTTATAACATCGTTGCTGCTCACGGTTATTTCGGTCGCCTTATTTTCCAATATGCTTCCTTCAATAACTCACGTTCACTGCACTTCTTCCTTGCTGCTTGGCCTGTAGTTGGAATCTGGTTTGCTGCTCTTGGTGTTTCCACGATGGCATTCAATTTGAATGGCTTCAACTTTAATCAATCCCTGCTCGACAACAATGGTCGTGTAATCAATACCTGGGCCGATGTTCTTAACAGAGCAAATCTTGGGTTTGAGGTAATGCACGAAAGAAATGCACATAACTTCCCTCTGGACCTGGCAAGTGTAGAAGCAACTTCTGTTGCTCTCACTGATCCCGCTATCGGTTGATAAAAACTGAATAGTTTTTAAGACCTCCTTTTAGGAGGTCTTTTTTTGTATCTACTTGACTAAATAGTTAAATCTATGATATAATAAGTTTAACTATGAATAACCAAACTATGAAAACCTGTAATGTATGTGGTGAGACAAAACTACTTTCAGAATACTATCCAACACAGTTTAAGAGTAAAGAGTTTCCAGATAAAATTTACTATCACGGAAAGTGTAAATCTTGTTTTATTAAAGCAAAACAAAAAGATTATACGCCTGAAAAAGGTAGAGATAAAAATTTAAAATATAATTATGGTATTACACTTGAACAATACAATCAAATTTTAGATAAACAAAATGGTAGATGTGCTACTTGTGGAACTACTGAACCAGGAGGCAGAAAATCTGGTAGAGGTGGTGGAACCAATGTTTTTGTAGTTGACCATTGCCATAACACGGGAGAAGTTAGAGGTCTTCTTTGCCATAGTTGTAATAGGGCTATGGGACTGTTGGGAGATAATGTTAATGTAATTGGAGAAATGATTAAATACCTACAAAAGCACCAATAAAATGCTCCAAATCCTAATATTCTTCATAGCATTCGGTTTCTTTTTGTTCTTTCTATCACTCACAGACCATTATCATTATTAAGTATTTGTAGAAACCATAACAAAACTTTTTTCAATATCTGATACAATTTCTAAATACAATTTTACAATACTTAACGATGCTTCTAGACTTAGCACACACGATTGCTGACTATACTATCTGTGGTGAAGGTAATGTATCAGAGAGAAAGACAGAAGATACTTTTCTAATCAAAGCAAGTGGCACAAGTCTTCATACACTATCGGAAGATGATTTAGTTCTGGTGGATACTGATGCTCAACAACTAAATCCAAATCAAAAGAAACCAAGTATTGAAGTGCTTTTTCATGCTTGGATTATGAAGCACTTCCCAGAAATCAATTATATCGCACATACTCATCCACCAAAGACTACACAGATACTCTGCTCTCCTGCGGTCAATGATTTTGCTTGTCAGAGATGGTTTCCAGACCAGATTGTAAGAAACGGTGTAGTGTCCTGCCTTGTCCCTTATGCTCCTCCTGGTGCTCGTTTACTTCAAAATGTGGAGAAGTATGTTGGTGAGTTTGTAGACCAACACGGATACTTTCCTAAGTTGATTCTTCTAGAGAATCATGGTATTATTACAGCATCACCTTATCAAAAGGATTGTGCTGCTGCTACTTTGATGTGTGAAAAGTCTGCTGAAATCTTCATTGGTGCCAAACTTCTTGGAGGGGTCAACTTCCTTCCAGATGAAGAAATTGAGCATTTAGAAAACTGCCCTGGTGAGCAGTATCGTCGTCGCATGTATTTTGTCAAATAACTACATAGAAAGGTTACACTATCACTATGAAAACTATAACACTCACAGAAGAACAAGTTAAACTTCTTGCCGATGCCGTATGGATGAGACAAAGATGTTTTATTGCTGGAGATAAAAGATTCAAAGAATATGGTACAATGTTAGAAGATATTCTTGGAGACCTTGACTATACGCCATCAAGATATTAATTATAAATTGTAATATGATAAAAGAATATAAAATCAAATCAAAAGACAATCAACCATCATTTATTGGTGGTTGGATTATGGATGAAAAAATATGTGATGGTTTAATAGATTTTTTTAACAATGATAAAACTATTAAAATAAACCGTGGATGTATAGGATCAATAGGAAATGTAGATACATCACGTAAAGATTCTTATGATAAGACTATTCCTCCAAATTATAATGATGACGGAATTTTGTCATATTGCACAGAACTTCAAAAATGCATAGAAGCATATTGTCAAAAATATGAGTATGCTCATGCTGCTCATAGTACTTCTTGGACTATGACTGAAGATATGATGTTGCAATATTATAAACCTGGTGGTGGATATAAAATTTTTCATTTTGAAAACGAAGGAAACCTACACATTTATAGGCATCTAGTTTTTATGACATATTTGAATGATGTTCCTGGTGGTGGAACAGAATTTTTGTATCAAAATCTTATAACTCCTGCAATTAAAGGATTGACTTTAATTTGGCCTGCAATTTGGACTCATACTCATAGAGGACAAATTTCAAAAAATTATGAAAAATATATAGCAACAGGTTGGTTTAATTTTATAAAATGATATCAACATCAACACCTTATAAAATGGTAGAGATTATCAGAGACACTTGGCCAGGTCTTTATAGGAAACCACAAGCATCATATAATGATCAAAAGACGACTAATTATAAAATTAAACATTCCAGTTAACACTAAATAACTTTCAGTTTTATAAAGAATTATGAAGTTTACGGTTTATTCAAAAGACGGTTGCCCATATTGCACAAAGGTTCAACAAGTGCTAGAATTAGCGCAACTACAGCATGTGGTTTATAAATTGAATAGTGATTTTACAAGAGAGGAATTTTACGCAGAATTTGGAGAAGGATCTACTTTTCCTCAGGTAATTGTAAATGACCAACATATTGGTGGATGTACAGACACAGTTCAATACCTTCAGGAGCAAAATCTAGTTTAATGAATAGCACATTTCACGAAGTCTATTATGATGTTGAAAGATCAATTGATTATGCTTTTCAAGGTCAGTTTGTTTTGAAATTTTATGATTATTTGAAAATTCGTGGAACAAAAAAATATGAAGTTGAAGAATTCATTGAAAGTTCAACTGCTCAAGAACTGAATAATCTTATTTTGGATTTAGATGATTATCTTGAAGGTGGTGCCGATGAAATGCACAAACAACTTCGTGAAGGATATGGACACATCTCCAAGCCACAAGCAAGAAAAATAAGAAACTATTTGTATGGCATTTTAGAAGATGCTTGGAAGTACAGTCATGATAAACGACCGGGAAGAAGAAAAAAGAAAACTAAATAAATCAGAACCTCAAATTAATCGAGGTGTTGAATTATTACTTAGGAATAGGAGGAGAAAATCAGAAGCACCAAAAACTTTTCAAATGAAGTTTGGTAAAATGATTTCTCTCTTTCGTAGAGAGTTTCATTTTTTTATAGAATTTCACTTTGACATTAGAAAAAAATAAACTCTCTGGAGAAGGTAAATGGAAACGGCATATGTAATTACATTCACTGTAATGTTCACTTTGCTCTTTTTTATGACAGGAGGTATAATAGGTTGGTTAACCTATAGGCATTTGTTAGAGTCAAAACCTCCATATTTGCATCCAGAGTTTTTTGATGAAAATGGACAGGTTATACCTGACGAAATAGTATCTGTACGATTTGAAAATAGCGACTACGATTATGACTACGACAACGAAGACGAAGAAGACTGAACCAAAAATTGAAAGTCTTCCGCAAAATCCTTTTATCTTTGAAGTTTTAAACTTAGTATCAAAACAAAGATCAAATAACAAAAAAGTAGAAATTCTTCAAAAATACGAAGATCTTTCGCTCAAAACAATTTTAATTTGGAATTTTGATGAAACAGTTATTTCACTTTTGCCGGAAGGTGATGTTCCATATGCAAGCACGGGTGAACAGACTTCTTATAGTGGAACATTGAGTAACAAAATTGAAGATGCGGTATCGAAAATGGAAGAATTGAATTCAAATTCTCTTGGATCTATGGATCAAGGAAGGTCTTCTATTCGTAAAGAATATAATATGTTTTATAATTTTGTCAAAGGTGGAAATGATAGTTTAAGTTCTCTTCGAAGAGAAACAATGTTTATTAATATTTTACAAGGACTTCACCCACTTGAAGCAGAAATTCTTTGTCTTGTAAAAGATAAAAAGTTGCAAACTAAGTATAAAATCACTAAAGAAATTGTGAGCGAAGCTTATCCTGATATTCGATGGGGAGGTCGTTCATGACAATTGCTCTGAAGGAGAAAAAAGAAATGGCAGAATCTTTTAAAAAACAAAATCAAGTTCTGCCACATGAATATGGTTGTGAAGTTTTACTGGAAAAAACTACTATTGAAAAAGCAAAAGATACTTCTTTTCCTAATGATGCTTATTTAATTTGGTACCTAGATAATGAAGAAACCTGCTTGGATCTTACTAGATGTTCTAAAAAAGTAAATCTTTTTGATATGTATTATGATAAGTATGGTCCGGGTTCAGTTCAAAAAATTGATTTTGGATATGGAAGAGTAAATCCTAAACTTTGGGGATATCAAAAACCAGAAAAAAAGAAAAGAAAATGAATAAGGGATTTAATAATGATCTTGAAGTTCAATTTGAACTTCCTAAACAAGATTTAAACAGACTTTTAAAACAATATAAAAAGATTAAAAAATATCAAAAATCATCTATATTTGCCATTAAATCAATGGACGGTACTGAAGAGATTGTGAGTTCATTGATTAAGGAAGCGGAGGATAATCCACTGTAAAATGGGGAAGCATTATCTACTTAACTTGTATGGATGCTCGTTTGTTCTTTTGGACGACGAGCGTTGTCTTATAGACTTATTAGAAAACGCTGCAGTTGCAAGTGGCGCTACTGTGATTCAGACTATCTCAAAGAAGTTTGATCCACAGGGAGTCACTGTAATTTGCTTGTTGTCTGAAAGTCATATCAGTATTCATACTTGGCCTGAGGAAGGTAAAGCAGCAGTAGATGTTTATACTTGTGGTGATTGCAATCCAAAGATTGGATGCGATATGATTATTCATCAACTTTATGCTACTAATCATACGTTAAGTTATATTGAAAGATAAATGGTAACAAATGTTACAGAGTTACTTGACTAAATTATTATAGAAGTCTATAGTACTTCTACGTTCATCCTCATTTTAGAGGACGCAAGTAGGACGACGCGGAACGCATTATCGTTCATTCGTTATTTCCAAATAGCGAACGGAAACGCCGCCCAAAGGAACGGGAATTAAAACTCTCATTTCTTTAGGAGAAATTCAATGGCAAAAATTATTTACAGAGGAGTTGAGTATGATACTCAAAAGCGTCTAGAGTATCAACAACAAATGATGCAACAACCTCAGCAATACAACGAAACCTATCGTGGTGTTAAGTTTGTAAAGGAGGGACACAAGTGATGAAAAAACTCAACGTGCTTCAACTCATTAAAGAGAAAAAGCAAAAAGAAGAGAGACGCAAAAAAGCATCTCTTGCCACTCTATTGGCAGCAAAATAACATAAGAGGGGGACTTGACTCCCCCTCTTTTTTTGTGTATAATTACCTTTGTGAGGGTTAATCATGATGGATAAAGAAAAGCTTAAGTTAATCATCAAAAACCTTGAGTCTCTTGTAGAGTGTTTAAAATCAGAAGTCTATTCTGATGAAGATTCTTATAAACCACAATATGAAGAGGTTGCTTCTTATATTGATGATTATGATGAAGTGTTTTACGATGATGAAGAAGATTTATTTGAAATAATAAAGAAAAAAAATAATAATAAATTAATGAACAATAGTAATGGAGATGACCTGTGAAAGAAATGTTTGAAGAATTCGAATTCATTAAACCAGAAGTTAAACTTGTATCTGTTACACCAGATGCAGAGAAACATATGGCATATTGTGCTCGTGTTTCTAATCCAGCAAATCAAGAGAATGAAAAGTTTTCTGGATTGCTTAAGTATTGTATTCAACATCAGCATTGGAGTATCTTTGAACAAGCTTCGATGACTGTAGAGATTAATACGACAAGAGGTATCGCAGCACAAATTTTGCGTCATAGGAGTTTTACATATCAGGAATTTTCTCAACGATATGCTGATAGTACACTTCTTGGTAAGACTATTCCTCTTCCTGAACTACGTCGTCAGGATGATAAGAATCGTCAGAACTCAATCGACGATATTCCAGATTATCTTCGTCTGACTTTGACAGAAGACATTCGTGTTCATTTTGAGCACTCTATGCGCCTCTACAATCGCCTTCTAGAGAAAGGAGTAGCAAAGGAGTGTGCAAGGTTCGTACTGCCCTTAGCGACGCCTACACGCCTCTATATGACAGGTTCTGTGAGGTCGTGGATCACATACATTGCTCTTAGAGAAAAAAATGGAACTCAAAAAGAACATATGGATATTGCTAAACTTTGTAAACAATTATTTACAGAACAATTTCCAACTACAGCAGAAGCATTAGGTGGTATTGATAATGAATGGAAACTATGAAAAATACTTTAAGTGAAGAAGAGTTTGTTTGCCATATTAAACGAATATTATCTAATTTAGGTAGATGTTCTGAATTCTGAATGCACAGATCCTCCTTCTATTACTATTGAATAAATATTCTCATATACTATGGAGGAATAAAGTTGGCAACGTATCCAGTTTACAATAAAGTCACAGGCGAACAAAAAGAAGTTGTTCTCAGTGTTCATGAGTGGGATCAGTGGAAAAATGATAATCCAGAATGGACAAGAGATTGGAGTGATCCATCAACTTGTCCATCTTCTGGAGAAGTAGGTGAGGTTTATGATAGACTTAAAAAGTCTCATCCAGGATGGAATGATGTACTTCACAAAGCATCAAAAGTTCCAGGTTCAAAAGTAAAACCAGTTTAATTTTTTTATATGGCAAGAAAAAGAACGAATGATCAACCCATTGGTGTAGGTCTTACTGCAAAACAAATAAAGCGCAAAAAACCAATTAGTGTTGATTTGATGAGAGATGTTGAACCTCTTACTGAGAATCAAAAAATTCTTTTTAAATCATATGATTCAAATCAAAATATTGTTGCCTATGGCGCAGCAGGTACGGGTAAAACTTTCATCACTCTCTATAATGCACTTCAAGAAGTTTTAGATGAAAGGTCTCCTTATGAAAAAATCTATATTGTAAGATCACTTGTTGCTACTCGTGAGATTGGTTTTCTTCCTGGAGATCATGAAGACAAGTCTTCTCTTTACCAAATTCCATATAAGAATATGGTAAAGTACATGTTTAATATGCCAGATGATGCATCCTTTGAAATGCTCTATGGAAACCTTAAGACTCAAGGTACAATTAGTTTTTGGAGTACTTCTTTTATTCGCGGAACTACGCTAGACAAAGCAATTATTATTGTTGATGAATTTCAGAATCTTAATTTCCATGAATTGGATTCTATTATTACTCGGGTTGGTGAAGATAGTAAGATTATGTTCTGTGGTGATGCCACTCAGAGCGATTTGATTAAAACTAATGAGAAGAATGGTATTATTGATTTTATGAAGATTCTTCGTGTAATGCCATCATTTGATATTATTGAATTTGGTATTGAAGATATTGTTAGAAGTGGATTAGTCAAAGAATATATCGTTGCAAAAACTGAACTGGGGCTATAAATGACATTTATTCATCATAATTTTCTAGGTGATATTGAACTAGAATGTAAGACGACAGAAAGCATCCGTCTCTATAATCTACCTAATGGAAACTGGGTGCCTTCTATTACTTCTGTAACTTCTTTTTATAATCGTCAAATTTTTATTGATTGGCGTAAAAGAGTTGGACTTGAGGAAGCAAATCGTATTACTAAAAGAGCAACTGCAAGAGGAACTGATTTTCACTTAGTTTGTCAAGACTATCTGGAGAATAAAGAGTTAATTTGGGATAATTATCAACCTCTTACAAAACATATGTTTTATCATGTAAAACCTGAACTTGATAAGATAAATAATATTCATGCGATTGAAAGAACTTTATACTCTCAATATTTTGGACTTGCTGGACGAGTTGATTGTATTGCTGAATATGAAGGAGAGTTAGCAGTTATTGACTTCAAAACTTCAGATAAAATCAAACCAGAAGCATGGATTGAAAATTATTTCGTTCAGGAGATGTTTTATGCATCTGCTTATTATGAAATGACTGGTAAACCAATTAAAAAACTCATTACATTGATGGTAACTCCTGGTGGAGAAGTGAAAGTGTTTGACAAAAGAAACAAAGACGAGTATATTAGATTACTAGTTCGTTATATTAAAGAATTTGTATCTCACAGTACTAGGTCAAATGGAGAATGAGTTAGAGAAAGTACTAGAAAGTAAATTTTTCTGTCCATCACGATTTGCACAAGAAATTGAAAATCTTGTGCAAGTGAATATTGAAATGAATTATATTGATGCGATTGTTTATTTTTGTGAACAAAATAATATTGATTTGGAATTTGTTCCAAAACTCATTTCAAAACCACTGAAAGAAAAAATTAAGTATGAGGCAATGGAACTTAATTTCTTAAAAAGAAGTTCTCGTGCAAAATTGCCTCTTTAATTCATTTTTGGTGCAAAAATTTTCCCGGTAAAAATTTCCTATATTACTTTTTGAATGATGCCTTTCGATTCCTATAAAACTTATCTGTCTTTAAAAAATCATTTTACTAAAGACGGATATGATTACTTTAAATATTGTGGAAAAAGTCGAGCAAGTCTTCAATCTTTCTACAAACGGAAGGATAGGATGTGGTTTGAAAAGGTTTCAAGGCAAAAATCAGATCAAGAAGTTGTAGATTTTTTTGTAGCAAATTTCGTATCTTGTAATGATCCAGAAACTCTTTGGATTGGTGAAATGATTAAAGAAGGAGAAACTAGGTATCAAAACTGGCAAAAGAAAATTCAATCACTCTCATATCTCTTTAAAGAAGAAAGTCAATCTTTGTTCGAAGAAAATAAATTTCAAGAAGTTTTTAACTGTTCAAAAGGGCATCCACTTCTCCTTAAAAAGTTTCTAACAGACAAAATAAGTTTAGAAACTCTTGTCATCTATGATAAGATCTTTTCATATTCAAGTAATTTTGATAAAAAACTTCAAGACCCTGTGTGGAAAACCGTCAGTCTTAGAGTTAAAAAATATAATCCATTTCTAAATATTGATATATTTCGATTTCGTAAAATTTTAAAAGAAATCGTTTTGGAGGATTCATGAGTTTCTTTAGTTCAGAAGTTGTTCGTGCAGAGATGGTTGAAATCTCAGAAATGCAGGAAGATGTTTATTCAAACATCTTCAAGTTTCACTCCATGACTAAAGAAGAAAGACTAAATCATATTGATCTTTTAGAACGTCTTTTAGAAAAGCAGAAAGTTCTTTATACAAGAATGTGTTTATCTGATGATCCTGAAGCACGACAAATGAAAGATCGTATTGTTCAATCTGCGATAATGATGGGTATGCCTCCTAACACTGATATGAATATTATTCTTAACAATATGTCTAAGATGCTTGAAGTGATGAAGGAACAGATTGACAAGCACGACTCAGACTGATAAAATATGGGCTGGACGATCCCCTAAGCAAAGTCCCAAAAGACAAATCCATTTAATACGGAGAAATTATGAGTTTTTCAGATCTTAAAAAACAATCCAAACTTGGTTCTCTGACCGCTAAACTGGTCAAAGAAGTCGAAAAAATGAGTGCCACCAGTGGTGGTGAAGATGATCGTCTCTGGAAACCCGAACTTGATAAAACTGGAAACGGTTTTGCAGTGATTCGTTTCCTTCCTGCTCCCGAAGGTGAAGATGTTCCCTGGGCAAAGATTTATTCTCATGGTTTCCAAGGTCCTGGTGGTTGGTATATTGAAAACTCTCTGACAACTCTGGGTCAGAAAGATCCTGTTTCTGAGTATAATCGCAAACTGTGGAACAGTGGTAGCGACAAGGATAAAGAAACTGTTCGTAAGCAAAAGCGTAAACTGTCTTATTACAGCAACATTTATGTTGTAAAAGACCCTACCAATCCTCAAAACGAAGGTAAAGTCTTCCTGTTCAAGTATGGCAAGAAGATCTTTGACAAAATCATGGAAGCAATGCAACCTGAGTTTGAGGATGAAACTCCTATCAATCCTTTTGACTTCTGGCAGGGTGCGAATTTCAAACTCAAAATCGTTAAGAAAGATGGGTACTGGAATTACGACAAGTCAGAATTTGGTTCTGTTGAACCACTACTGGATGATGACGATGCTCTGGAAGCCCTCTGGAAGAAAGAGTATTCTCTGGCAGCAGTAACTGCAGCAGATCAATTCAAGTCCTATGAAGAACTAGAAGCACGTATGAACATTGTTCTGGGTCTTCAAACTTCCTCTCCTACACGTTCTCGTGCTGTGATGGAAGAAGAGGATGAGTATGAGTCTTATGTAGAAAAACCTTCTGTTGAGAGTCGTGTTGTTGATGAACTGGAGCAATCTTATGCTCGTTCTAAGTCTCCTTCACTTCCTAAAATCACTCAGGATGATGAAGATGAGGATGATGCACTTTCATATTTCCAGCGTCTTGCTGAAGATTGATCACTCGTAAAGTTTGATATTATCTGCTTTTTTCAAGGTTTCACTTACGTATTGAGTGGAACCTTTTTTATATGGCATAATATCTTCAATGTCATTAAATACAACATTGAGATATCTTGGTTTTAGAACGTAGATATTTCTTTTATCATTTTCTTTTTTTTCTTCATACTCATAATTTGTGATTGGATTGAGTATTTCCGTTGATGTAAGTGTTATGTATTGTCCAAATCCATCATCATAATACTGATAATAGTATGAGTTGTTATCTTTAATAAAGTTTCCGTTGGTTTCCCACGTATTTGAAATCTCTAAACCGCCAGGTAAAATTGTTGCTCCTGATGATGTTTTAACTTCTACGGTTTCGTGATGATGAATATCAGAATATAAAGTTTCATATGAACCGTATTTTTCTAAAAGAATTCTATCAAAAGAATTTTGATTTAATGGCCATTCTGTTTGAATATTTGTAACATTATTTGAAAGAAGAACTACCCAATCAAGAGTTTCATCTCCATAAATTTTATACGCAACATTATCTGGTCTTTCGTCTCCAATGATTTTATATTTGGTGAAGAACGATAAATTTCCAAAGATATCTTCTCTTAATTTTCCACGTTTGAATAAGTTTTTAACTGTAATATAATTTGATATATCGTTCTTATCAGGATTACGATTGACGTATTCAAAATTTGGTATTTGCCTGAAATATGGTCTTGTCATTTTTAGTAACCCATTCCTTGTTGTCCTTCTGTGTCATCATAATCATTTTTATAAATTGGTTCCAACTCAGAAAATTCCATATCAACTTGATAAGAAGTCATTGAACCTCCATTTGCATAAGTCATATAAGTTCCATCAGGAGTATAATTTACGCTAAAATTTGTAAGCGCACATGGTTTAATTAAATTCAAATAGGGGTGTTGGTCTCCATTTTCTCCTCTATCTCCATTGTATATGTATTTTAATTTAAACACATTTGGAGTTTGTAAAAATAATCCAGTGTCTGATTGAGAAGTTGCCATTTCTCTTTTAAATAATCTTATAATTTTTTTAATTGTTTCTGCTTCAGATTTCTCTCTTGGAGTAAATTTATAACTATATCTAAAAGTCCTAAGTTTTGGACCATGAAATAATAGTTCTAAGTTATTATTGATAACTGCTCCCGTTGCTCTTCCAATAACATTTGCTCCAACTGCTTGACCTGCAAAATACCCTGAAATTAAAGAAGACATACCTGGATCATTTGCCAAAGCTCCAAGTGTGCCAACTAAGTCAGATCCTGCGGACTTTAGAAAAGTTAATAGGTCACTACCATTTTGTATTTCTCCAGCTGAACTTACATTTCTATATGCATATGCAGCAAAAGCACCTTGTAATGCATTTAGTTGATCCTCATTCCAAGAAACACCATTGCTATCAGAAATATTAGGTTGCATTGGTAAAATTACTGTACCTAAAGATTCAACTCCTCTCAATCTCTCTGAGGGTCTAGTGAATGAAATTTGATTTTGATCCTGAATTAATTTAGATGATAAGTATTTTACAACGTCTATTTTTAAGTAATCAAATGTACTTTCTCTAGATTGGTTAATAGGATAACGTAAAATACCATAGTTTTTATCTTTTGTATTTGCAGAAGCAAATTGAGTTTCCGATAAGTTTTCTAAAGGTGCAGGAAGTGGCGTAGATGATGGTTCCGGATCTGGTGTTGCTGTTGTCGCGGCAGGAGTTGCTGCTGGAGGACTTGCTATTGTGGATTGTGTTGATGTTAAAACAGGTGGTATTTGTTGAAATGTTGTTGGATCTGTGCTTTGTGCAATATGATATGCTTGAAGTGCTTGTTGACTTGTTATACCACCACCTTTTTCTAAAGTTTTTGCTCCATTTTGTCGAGCAGCAGTGTTTAGTGTGTTTAATCCGGACGAGGATAAACTTTGTCTTGCTGAAGATCCTAAAACATATTCACTTGAATTGGGGTCAATTACTGACCCTAAAGATCCATCGGGATTAATGTATCTTGCTTCACTTTCTTTAAGTGGTCTCCAAATTCCATCTGGTTCTAGTATTGCAGATTGTACAAAACTTTTTCCTATAAATTCTGGTTTTTCGTAAATTAATTCAGTTTTTAATGTTGATGGATTTATAGTTCCTGATGGGCCTAAATTTTCAAATGTTATTCTATGAGTAAAATATAAAGGTTTAGAAGCGCCCGGAAAAACGTATGGAAATTTATATTTTGGATCCGCAGATCCATTTATAACTCTTGCCGGCATTAAACCTCCTCCTTACTTGAAAAAGGATTAATAATCTCAATTGTTCGTAGAGTATGAGACATTGATAATGAGGTTTTTATTTATTTATTAGGAATTTTCCATATTGTAATTCAAGTAACTCATCTAATTCATCATATTTAACTACATGAAGTCTTCCTGCCACTTCTTGCCAAGTGTAGTTTCTGTATTTTCTCCAGTGAAAATTAATTCCTCTAAATCCCCAACTTTGAATTTCTGTGCAAGCAATTAATGGATGCTGATCATATTCAATATTGGGTGTTTTGGGGTTATAAACAAATGTATAAAACTTTCCTACTTCTGGAATGAATACTTGATCTTTGAAGATTTCCATAATGATCAGCATTATATCTTCAGGATCTCCACTTCCTAATGCGACAACTCTCTTTTTGAGTTCTCTAATTCTTGAGTTAGATGATTTTTCTATGTATTGACCAAAACCTTCTGCCATTATCGGTTATTAAAAAGTTCTTCTTCTGTTATGACTTTGAATTCTAGCATTCTATCCGCGCACCATTCCTTTGCTGCTTTCCATTTTGCTTGATTTACCGCATAAGTTTTGCATTCATAAAGATACGATTTAGTCACTCTTGATTTTTGTTTTGGTGGAACGGTTTGTTTTTTTGGTTTCACTTCAATTACATAAGTTTTAATTTGTCCAGATTGTTCTTTAACTTTGATTAGATAATCTGGAAAATATCTATGAACACGGTTATCTACTGGAGATACATAAGGTACAGAAAATTCTTCTGATGCCCAAGATACAATGCTTGGATTATGGTCACAGTAATAGCAAAATTTACGCTCCCAACTACTTCTACAAATAATATTATTTGAGTCTCCTTGATATTTTTCTGGATAAGATGGTTTGTAGATACTTTTAATACTTTCTGCCATTTCCAGCATACATAATATATAACGGTCAAAAAGTATTTATAGAATAGATGGGAACACCGACACCAGCCCGCCATTATAGTGTTAGTGATATAAAATCTAGAGTTCTTAATATTGCTCAAACTTCATTATATCATGTTGACATATCTCCACCAGAAAATTTGAAACAGTTTCTTCAATTTTCTGGTAGAGATATTTCTGGAGATATAATATCAAATATTCAACTACTTTGTTCTGAGGCATCTTTACCTGGATCTTCTTTAGCAACTCATGAAGTAACTAATGATTATCATGGTGTTACTGAAAAGATGGCTTATAGAAGAATATATGATGATACTTTGGATCTTACTTTTTATGTTGATAGAAATTATAATGTCATTGAGTTTTTTGATGGATGGTTGAACTATATTTCAGGTGAAGGAAGTAGAAGATTTAGTAGCGGATTGGATAGGCAAGATTTTAAACTTCCTTATGTAAATAATAGAGTCATATATCCAAATGAATACAAAACTGATATCTATTTAACTAAATTTGAAAAAGATTTATATCTTGCTGGATCTACGATGAATTATACTTTTGTACAGGCATTTCCAATAAACATTGTTTCTATGCCAGTTTCATATGAACAAAGTCAATTATTAAAATGCACTGTATCATTTTCATATATTCGTTATGTTAGAGAAAGAAAGTTTCTTCCAGCAAAAGAAATAAAATCTAATACAAATGCACCCGGAGTTCCTGAATTAAATACTACCAGAAAATATTATGGTCCTGCATTTGATGGAGATCCATATACCATTAACCAAAATATTCCTGGTGCTTTTTCTGGTGGCGCACTAGAAGGAGATGAATTATATGCAAGTTCTACAAGAGCATTAACTAATTATGCTGGAGAACGTTTATTTGCAGACTAAATAATCACACTGAAATTCTATAGGACATTATGCCCTTACCTACAATTGCAACCCCAACTTATGAACTTGAGTTGCCTTCAACTGGACAGAAAATAAAGTACAGACCATTTTTAGTTAAAGAAGAAAAACTCCTTTTGTTAGCATTAGAGAGTGAGGACACAAAAGAAATTTCAAATGCAATTAAAGCAGTATTAAAAAATTGCATTCAAACAAGATCTATTAAAGTAGAAAATCTTCCTACTTTTGATATCGAATTTTTGTTTCTTAATATTCGTGGTAAATCTGTTGGCGAAAAAATAGAAGTTAATTTAATTGCTCCTGATGATGGAGAAACTTCAGTTCCTGTTGATATTAATATTGATGATATTAAGATAAAGAAAGATCCAGAGCATAATAAAAAAATTAAACTTGATGAACATCTAATAATGGAAATGAAATATCCTTCATTGGATCAATTTATTAAGACTAATTTTGATTTGTCTAATCAAACAAATATGGACCAATCGTTTAGTTTGATTTCATCTTGTATTGATAAAATTTATAATGAAGAAGAAGTTTGGGCGGCATCGGATGTAACTAAAAAAGAATTGGTAGAATTTCTAGAGCAAATGAATAGTATGCAATTCAAACAAATTGAAAAGTTTTTTGAAACGATGCCCAAACTATCGCATGAAATCACACTCAAAAATCCAAAAACTAATGTAGAGAGCACTGTCGTTTTGGAGGGTCTTACTAGTTTTTTCGCATAGGAATGGTACATATGGATTTGGAAAATTATTTCCGAATCAATTTTGCTTTGATGCAGTACCATAAATATTCATTAACAGAGATTGAAAATATGATTCCTTGGGAAAGGGACATTTATATTGCATTATTACAACAACATCTGGAAGAAGAAAAACTAAAACAACAACAAAATGGCGGTTGATGCACCATCAGGAATAGTAGAGTTATGGTATACTGCACCAGTAGGTGATATAACTTGGAGTACTCTCAAAGCTAGGCTTACTGGTAAAAAACAACCCGGTGGTGCTCATTATTTTTCTTTTGTAAATCTATCAGATAAAGAAGCAGATGAACTGATAGAAAATATGAAAAAAGATCCGAAAGGATTTCCTATCTTTGATGAATCGAGTGGAAAATTAGAAGAATATCAAAAATGGTTAGTTGCAAGATATCACACTAAACCAAAAGAAGAAGCATTTGAAAATATAAAAAAAGAGCAAGTTAAACCAACTTCCTCATCATTAGTTCCAACGAGTAAGAAAAAAACTGATTTAGTAGAAGAAGAAATAGACTCTCAAATTCTTTCAATTTTAGGATTGGAAGATGTATTTGATTTAACTTATGAAGAATATGCTAGTGAATTAAAAGAAGCATCAATTAAAGGTAGAATGACCGGTAGTAAAATGACTACCGAAAGTATTGAACTAATTGCAAATGAATATAAAAGAGTAAAGGGAAAAACCGGTGCATTTAAAGTAAAACCAAAGAAAGTTAATATTGAAAAAGTGATGAATCGTCAAGCACCTTCATCGCAAAGAGTTCAACTTGATCCTAAAAAATTACTTCCACCAAGCGTAGAACAATCAGAAGAAAAGAGTGAATTAAATAATAAAATTGTTAAGTTTTTGAATGAAGATTTAATAAAAGAACTAACAGATGTTAATGATAAATTAGAAAAATTACTATCAACTATTAAAGAAGAAGATAATATTGAAAAGAAAGAAAAAGAAAGGCAAAGAAAGAAAAGTGAAATAGATAAAAAAAGAAAAAAAGAATCGAGACTTGAAACTGGTGTTAAAGGAGCGAATAAAATTTTTGAAAAAGTGGCGGCACCATTTGTAAGTTTTTTTGATAGAATCAAACAATTTTTTATGTCAATATTGATTGGTTCTGCTTTAAATTTTTTACTATCTGTTTTTAAAAATCCTGGAATTATACTAAATCCACTAAAGAGTCTTGCCAATAATATCGTTGGATTTCTCAATAATATTATATCATTTCTGTGGAATATGGTGGTGTCTCCAATTAATTTTGTTATAAGTGGAATTAATGCTGGAATTAGTGGGTTAATAGGTCAAATTAATAATGCAATCGGATTAATACCTGGAGCAAAACAGATTACTGCTCCACAAATACCAACAATTTCTGGTCCTCCACAAATACCAACACCTTTTCCTGTTCAACAACAAGAAGGTGGTGGTCCTGTTATAAATGTTGGTGATATATCCTTTATGAATGGTGGAAAGATAACAAATAAATCAGGTATTAAAGTTAGTGGGTTTGGAAAAGATGATAGATTGATTGCCGCACAAGAAGGTGAGGTAATGATGAGTAATAAGGCAGGTGATTTTTGGGGTAGAGATACATTACTTGCTATGAATGCAATGGGTGGCGGAACTAATAAACCAAAATTTGGTGGATTAGGTGTTCAAGCAATGCAAGGTGGTGGTCGAGTTGGAACTTTATTTCCTCATATGGACGCTCAAACGAGTACCTATCGTGGTGGAGCACATATCATAGGTCAAGGTCAATTTGCAAATGTACTTGCATCTATTCTTTCGCAATCTGCACAAAAAAATAAAATAACTAAACTTCCTGGAACAGGATCTACTGCAGTCAATAGAGATTTAAAATCATTAAAAACAGCAACTTCTTCTGGATCTCCTTCTGCACTTGCTGAATTTTCCACATTAAAGCAGGCAGTTGATAAGTATAAAACCCCTTCGGGATTTGCAAATAGTAATTATATGTCTGAATTTATTAATGGATTAAGAAATTCATTAAATGGTGCTCCTTTAATTATTGGAATGGATCATTCTAGAAGAATGATACCAAATTCATCAACAGATCCTAGAACTACTCAAGCGGCAGCAAGTGGAGCATCTTACGGTGGGTATACTGAGAGAGATTTTACTGATGCTATAGCGCAAAAAATTAAAACACAAATTCCAGGAACTAGAATCATAAAACCCGAAGATTATAGAAATTATGAACAATATGACAAGGCACTGAAAGATGCTATTTCTGCAGCAAAACTAGGAACTAAAGCGCCTCCAGCACCCATTTTTCCTCCTCCATCAAGATCTGCAATAGTACCTATACCAATTCCTACTGGAGGTGGAGCACCTAAAACTTCTGTTCCAACTTCTTCTGCTGCCCCTAATCAGGGAGAAGTTCCATCTTTCTCATCTGAAGATCCAAATAATATGACTACTTTAGTTGTAAAAGCAATCTATAATGTTGTAGGATAATATGGCAACACCACTCTTACCACCATCTACACAATCGGGAAAAATAGTCGGTAAAAAAATATCAACGGAATCTTTCTTTGGAAGAAATAAAAAGAGTAGTGCAAAAGGATCTTCAATTCAACTTAGACCTAAAATTTCTTCGGCAATTGTAAAAACCTTATCTTCTTTAATTAAAGAACCTCAAAAATATTCTTTTGGAGACAGTAAAAATTCTTTTGAAAATGTTAATGAAAGATTTTCTTCAATAAAAGATACTTTAGGTAGTTTAGTTAATTTTTTTATTGATAGAAAAAATCAAAAGAATAAAGATATAAGAGAAGAAAGAAAATTAGATGAAAAAGAAAAAAAAGAAAAAAAAGAAGCAGAATTGGAAAAACCAAAAATTCCAAAAATTCCTGGAGTAAAAATACCATCTCTTCCTAAATTTAGTTTTTTAGATACTATTTTAAACTTCTTTGGAAATATTCTTTTGGGAAGTTTGTTAAATTTTCTTGTATCCAAAAGAAAATTTATTTTCTCTGCCCTTGATGATATTTTGAATGGATTTGATAATGTTTTTAATTTAATCAAATTTTCTATTATTTCACTGAGTAATACTGCCCAAGGACTTATAAAAAATGTTGCTAAAATTGGATCTACATTATTAAAAGGTCCTGCTCAACTTACTGGAAAATTATTAAGTACACTTGGAAAAAGTGTAAAAAATTTATTAATTAGGACTGGAAAAGCACTTAGTAATTTTGTAGGTAGCACTTTTAAAAATATTTCTGGTCTTGCAACTGGTGCTGGTTCCACAAGAGCAACAGGAGTTGCCAAGAGAGGTCTTGGCGCTATTGGAAGAAGAGGATTGCCAAGAACCGGAGTAAGAGGTGCTGCTGCTATTGGAGGTCGTCCAGCAGCAACTTTTGTAAAAAGGTCTGAAAAATTATTTGGTGAAAAAGGTGCTAAACACTTAGCAAAAGTATCAGGAGTTTTTAAAAAAATTCCATTTATTGGTGCGTTAATTGGTATTGGTATTGATCTTGCTATGGGCGAGAGATTAGATAATGCAGTTGCTGGAGCAGTTGGTGCTTCATTAGGAGCTACAATTGGAGGAGCGATTGGAACTGCTGCTCTTCCAATTCCTGGCGTTGGAACATTTTTGGGTGGCATCGTTGGTGCTGCGATTGGAGATTGGGCAGGAAAAGAAATTTATAGAAATATAAGTGGTCAGGTATCTCAGATTAATCCTCCACCTGGAGATTTAGGAGAACCAGAACCACCTGCTGGACCTAGTGCTGGTGGTGGAGGTCTTGGTGGTCAGGTATCTGGAGGCAATGCTGATTTTTGGGCATTGTCTGCTATTGCTTCTCTAGAAAGTGGTAATCCTCAAGGACAAGCAGATGTTGCTCAATCAATCTATAATAGACTTGCATCTGGTGTTTATTCTGGAAGTAGTATCAAGGCATTGATTAATGCTAGAGATCAATATTCTCCAGTTAGAGAAAGTGATCCTTCTAAATGGGCAGCAATTGTCGATCAAGCAACAGCAATTGCTGCTGTTTCATCTCATTCTAGAGGTAGGGCTAATGCTGCAAATATGGTTAATGATGCAGCGAAGAATATTTTAAATCCAAGTTTAAGAAAAAATGCAGCAGAATGGGTTGGAGGAAGAACTGATTTTGCTGTTCCATCAGCAGCAAATAAGTATCCTGGTGGGCATGGATATAAAACCAGACATGGGCATTTGTTTGGGTGGTATGTTGGACCTGGATCTATATCATATGGAAATAGAAATCCAGGACCCGCTAATGTTGCGTCTTTAGGTAATGCTAGATTTCAACCAATATCTATGGGTCCAAGTCAAAATGTTGGAATGCAATATCAAACAAACACCTGGAGAAATCAATATTATGGTGCTCCAAGACCTGGAAGAAAACATGCAGGTGTTGATCTTCAGATGTACTCTAACTCAAAGCAAATAACATTTTTAGGTGGAAGAGTCGTTGATGTTAAACATACTAGCAGTGGATATTATACTTATGTTGATATATTAACTCCTACTGGGAAAATTGAAAGATTAGCAGAACTTGGAAGATTAGATCCTGCAGTTAAAAAAGGTGCTACTCTTGCTCCTGGGCAAGTCGTTTCTTATGGAGTTGGTCCAACTGGAGTTACTCATCTTGAATATAGAACTCCTGGAACATCTGGTTTTACTGGGACCACTAATCCTTTAGAATATTTGAGATCTATTGGATCTATATTTGGTGGTGATAGATTTCAATATAAAGGAGGCCCTGGTGGTGCTGTTCCTTCACCTCAGATAGCACAAGTTCCTAGACAACCAACACAATCTTTATCTCAGGAAGCAAGACAACTTACACAACAAGCATCTTATGAAGGGCAGCAGCAAATCATTCCAATTCCTATTCCTTTAGGTGGTGGTTCTGCTCCACCAATAATAGGTGGTGGAGGTGGTGGTGGTGGAATGATTCCTGTTGGACTTTCTAAAAGAGAAGCATTAAATAGTTATTATCAAGCACAACTGATAGGGTTCTTATATAAACAAGGATAAATGGCAGACAATACCGCAACAAGATCTGGTAATATAACCAGATTCCAGATTTATCAGGCAAAAAATGGTGGTGAATCTGTAGATATGTCTGCAGCTTCAGTTGAACTAAAGTATTATGAAAGTGTTTTATCTAACTCAGTTTCTGCTACTGCAGTAATTGTTGAGACTGGATTTACTGACAAAACACTTGAAGGAAAGACAAAACCCGTTGGAATTCTCGATGCACTTCCTATTCGTGGTGGAGAACAGGTGATTATTGATTTTCAAGATAATCAACCAACTCCAAATAAATTATCATTTAAAGCAGAGAAATCTTTTTATATAAATCGAGTTCGTGATGTAGACCCTGGAACTCAAAAGGATGTTTATTCAATTGATTTATCTACTCGGGAATTTCTTGCAAATGAACAAACAAGAGTTGTGAGAAGATATGACGGCAAAATATCTGATAGTGTTAGAACTATTCTTACTGATCGTAAAGGATTAAATACGTCAAAAAATATTGAAACTGATACTACATTAATTAATTATAATTTTATTGGAAATGATCGAAAACCTTTTTATGTTAATACTTGGTTGGCATCAAAATCAGTTCCTGAGTTAAGTGTAAATGGTAAAACATCAAAGGGAGGAACTGCAGGATATTTGTTCTATGAAAATTATGATGGATTTAAATTTAAGTCTATTGATAAATTGTTTGAACAGACTCCAGTAAAAAAATATATTTTTAATCAAACCGCAGATAAACCTGGTGAGTATGATGGTAAAATTCTCTCTTATAAAATTGAAAGAGATATTGATTTGCAACAAAATTTAACATTAGGAACTTATGCGAACAGAAGTATATTCTTTGATTTTTATGCAATGGATCATAGAGTAAGAAACTTTAATGTTGATGATTATCAAAAAGACAAAATTGTTAATGCTGGACGACAGGATATTCTTTATGTCGTAGAAGAATTTAGAAAACCAACATCACGTTTAATGAGTCATGTTTTAGATGTTGGAGCACTTCCATCAGGTAAGGATATTTCTGCCCAACTGGAAAATTGGAAGAATACTCCATTCGATCCAACTTATGATGCTGCTAATACAATGGTTCAATCGATTATGAGATATAATCAGATGATGACCATCAAAATACATATTATGATTCCTGGTGATTTTAGTTTAAAAGCAGGTGATTTAATTCACTGTGATTTTCCGGAACTTACACTGGAAAAAACTACAGAACCAAATAGCGTGAGTGGTGGTATATATATGATATCAAGTCTATGTCATAGAGTTACAACTAGAAATACATTTACAAGTTTAACTCTTGTGAGAGACACGTTCGGTAGAAAACCTTTCTAATATGGACAGAACACTTCAACAGCATATTAATAATGATAAAGATGAATTGGACAACCCAAATACTAGTGGTCAACGTCGTCGTCATTTAGAAGATGAACTTGGTGCTTTAGAGCGATATCAAGTAAATCATCCGGATGAAGATCATGACCCAACATCTTTAGAATTATATTGCGACACTCACCCAGATGCTCTCGAATGTAGAGTTTATGACAACTAATGATTGAACAAGGACTTTTTAAGAGACATTTCGTTGGTCGTGATGGGTTTATTTGGTGGATTGGACAAATAGTATCTGAAGAAAAGTGGGCAGGAAATATTCCTGGTCTTAGAACAGAAACTACCAAAGAGCATAAAGGGTTTGGTGAAAGGTATAAAGTTCGCATTATGGGATATCATACTGCGAACAAAAAAGAATTAACTGACGATCAATTACCTTGGGCATCAGTTATGTATCCTGTAACCGCTGGAGGAGGTGGTGCAGGAGCATGGTCAAATGCCTCTCTTCGTCAAGGTAATTTTGTATTTGGTTTCTTTATAGATGGTGAAGATGCTCAACAACCCGTAATTATTGGTGTACTGGGAACAAATCAATATACTGCACTTGCATCTAAAGATAATCCAGATGTAGCATTTTTTCCATTTAGTGGGTATACTAATGTAGATACAGTTGCAAGATATTCTTTAACAACTACTAAAGAAGAACCAGAAGCAACCCAAACTAACTCTACTCAGACTGCAAGTAATAATGGAAAACAAGAAGCAGTTGCTGGACACGAAAAAAAGGATGGTGCTTCAAGAGAACAATATCTCAATGGTAAAGTAAAAGATCCAATTCCAAATCCTTCTACGTGTCAACCTGTTCCTTTAGGAGCAATTCAAAGACAGATTAAAAATTTAATTGCTGATATTGAAAGAATAAAAAAGACCGTTGGTGATTGGGAAACTAAGGTATCTACAAAAATTAATAATATTGAGGCAGAAATTAATAAAGCAATTACTAAGGCAACTGAGTATATTTCTGGTGGAATTAAGTGGTTAATCAATGAAGTTCAAAAATATACAACAAATAAAATAAACAACACTTTAAAAGACACTTATTATCTTTTATTTCCAAACCAAAGACCTGGATTAAAAAAAGCAGTAGAAACTGCAAATGATTTAATTGCATGTCTGTTTAGAAAGATTATTAGTAATCTTTTGAAGATGGTAAGTAAATTTTTACTTTCCGCAGTAGATCGTTTTATTAATACTCCATTATGTGCAGTTGAAAATTTTGTTGGTTCTTTGGTTGGTAAACTTGCAGGATTAATTACTTCTGGTGTTAATGCGATTCTTGGTCCAGTTAAAGCACTTGTTGGCGGAGCATTTAGTATTGCTGATGGAATTTTGAATTTCGTTATAGATCTACTTTCATTTCTTTCTTGTGACGATAATCCTTCTTGTGCTGAAATAAAAGAATGGAGTATTTGGGAAGGATCTGAGTCATTACCTACACTTGATCTTAATTCAGTTATTAAACAAGTTGAAACTGTAGCAAGTTCAGTTTCAAAATCAATTAATCCTGACAATTTTAATTTTGATCTTGATTTCTCCGATGTTTTTGATTCTCTTGGATCTTGTAATGTTGGTCCTGTCTTCTGTGGACCTCCTACTGTTGAATTCTATGGAGGTGGTGGATCTGGAGCAGCAGGAAATGCGATCATAAGTGCTGCTGGTGATATTCTTGGTGTTGATATAGTTAATCCAGGTTCTGGATATGTCTCCTCTCCATTTATTAATTTTAAAGATAACTGCGGCAATGGTAGAGGAGCGACTGGAACTGTTAGGGTTTCTGATGGGCAAGTTACTTCAGTGGTTATAGATAATCCAGGAACAGGTTATCTTCCTGCACCAGATGGTAGTCAAGGTGGTGACGGTAGAACTTGGGCAGAGTCTGGAGATACTGTTGTTAAAAGAGCAAATGGAACGTATGATACTCCTTATCAAGCAGGTTCTATTGTTAATCTTTTACCTGGAGATACTGTTCAATCTTTTGGGTCTCTTCCTCAAGTGGTTAATGAGGCAATCACAATTACTGCACCTAAATATTCTGATTCAACTCCTTCAAGAGGATCTAATCCATCTACTTCAAGAGGATCTAATCCATCTACTTCCGAAGGAAATTATCCTGTAGTTCTTGAGATTGGTGATGTAAATATAACTGATCCAGGATTATCTTATAATAAAGATGACAAGATTGTGATAACTCCAGATAACGGAGCAGTTTTAACGCCAGAATTTGATGATCTTGGATCTCTAACTAAGGTAATCATCACAAAACCTGGACAAGGATTTAAAGAATTTCCTAATATTTACATTGAGAGTGATACTGGTTATAATGCTAAAATAACTCCAATATTTAATATAAGAAGAATAGGTGACGAACCAGAATCTCAAGTTCCACTTACTGGAATTATTAGTGTTATAGATTGTGTAGGTAAAGTATAATGCCAGAAAGAATTAATTATCACTTCAACCGATTTGGAAATGATCACGGTGAAGTCCGATTTGGGCACATTCACGATGATAATAACCTTGCCGGAGTTTTAATCAGAACTGGTGAAGATGGTGGAAGACATTATATTCAAATGGATTCTACTGGTGATGTGTCTCAAGGAAGAAAAGGATCCACTATGAATGTGTGTCCCGGTTCTTTTGCTATCAAGGCAGGTAAAGATGTTGCGAAGGGAACTCCTGCAATTTATCAACTTGCAGAAAACGGTGATGTTACTATTGGAGCACCAAATGGTCGCATTAGAATTTATGCACAAAATATTGAATTAATTGCTAATGGAGCAGATGGAAAAAATGGTGTTATAACTATTGATGGTAATGAAAAAGTTATTATAAAGGCACCGCAAATTGATGTTAATTCAAAAGTATCAACTAAAATATTCTCTGAAAAAACTGTGGAATGTATTGGTAAAGGAATCTTAAATATATACGGAGGACTAATTGATTGTGCTGATGGTGCTACAAAACTTAAAGGATCAAAAGGTGGATCAACAAATGAGGAGAAAAATAAAAAATGAAAGTACCTGATTTATACGTAGGAAAAAGATTATTTTGTGGTGAAGGTGAACCAATCGCACTTGGATTAGGTGAAGCAGAGGCAAGAGGATCTGCTTTTATTGAAGGTCCTGCAATTATTGGAGATCCTGGACCATTTCCATTCAATTATGCAACATTAATGGTTGGTCCAAATCGTAATGCAGAAGCAACAACACCAGTTGTTCCTGGAGCACTTTGCACGGGTGTTCATAATCCATATTCGTTAGCAGTAAATGGAGATGCTGCAATATTTGATAATTTGGATGTCTCTGAAAATATTGCTGCTGGTAATAATATTGTTGCTCAAGGAGAAGTAATGTCTCGTTGTGGTGGACATATTCTTTCTGCAAAAAAGAATTTTGATATTTCACATCCAACAAAAGAAGGATGGAGACTTCGCCACACTTGCCCTGAAGGACCATCTAATGATGTTTATTTTAGAGGAAGAGTTAGAAATACTACAGAAATTGAACTTCCAGAGTATTGGAAAAAATTTGTAGACCCAACAACTATTACAGTTTCATTGACTCCTATTGGCGCTCATCAAGATGTAATTGTAAAGAGAATTGGTGAAAATAAGGTTTTCTTACAAGCAAAAGGTGGTATGCCAATCGATTGTTATTATCATATTTTTGCTGAAAGAACTGATGGAGAAAAACTCATTGCAGAATATAAAGGACAATCGCCAGCAGATTATCCAGGAAACAACGATGAATATTCTGTTTCTGGTTACCACTATGATGTTAAGGAGTAATTATGTCTGATAAATTTGAAGCAAAAAAAATTGGAGATTCTTCGTGTGATGGTGAATGGAGTGGAATTCCTACAACTGAATGGAGATATCCAATTTATCCTTGGACGGGAGATAATGATTATCCATTAGATGCTTGTCCTATAAAAATACACAATTACGTTCAAGTTACTGATTTAAAATGGGATGGTGGTATTTTATCAGTTAAAGCTCCAATTTGGGACTCTAAAAAATCATTTGATATTCCTCATCCAACGAAAGAAAATTATAGAATTCGTTATATTTGCTTGGAGGGTCCTGAAGCAGAAGTTTATTTTAGAGGAAAATTAAGAAATGATGATGTTATTCAACTTCCTGATTATTGGACTGGATTAGTTGATGTTGATACTATTGGTGTCAACTTAACACCAGTTGGTAGATGGCAAGAATTATATGTAGATAAAATTGAATGGGGAACTAAAATTATTATTAAAAATAATTCAGGTTCTCAGGTTAATTGCGATTATGTTGTTTATGGTGTAAGAAAGGATGTTTCTAAAAATATTTCAGTATATGAAGGAAAAACATCAGATGATTATCCTGGAGATAATAGAGAATATGTGATCAACGGTAAAAGTGCTTGACACGGGTGCCTGACAGTGCTATGATACTTAGGTAATCACGAAACGAACCGAATGCAAGATGAGTACCTGGCACGATGCGTCGTTGACCCACTTAAGCGATCTGTGTATCTTTACTCAAATGAGGGGTCAGAAAAGCAAGTGTCCTGTGATACGATTGAAGAGTTTATGAATGTGTTAGAATTTGTTCGTGCTACAGTGGATGAAGAGACTCTCTCATATGCAAATCCACTTTAAGTTTCATTTTTGGTCGAAAAAAATCCCGGCAAAAATTCTCACACAATACTTTTTTTAAAATGCGTCCAGAAACACGAGAATCAATGGAAATGTTGTTCGCAGCAAAATGGAATGTACCAACGGCAGCAAAAAACTGCAATCTTACTAACAAAGAAATGAAGATTACGTTTAATGAATACTGCCGTTTACATCCTCCGACTTATGTGGTAGAATCAGGTAGTCAACTCAGTTTCTTTTGAGTTTTTATGCCCGTGTAGCCCAGCGGAAGAGGCACGAAACTTAAAATTTCGCAAGCGGTGGTTCGAATCCACTCACGGGTATTAGAGTTAATACTCTAAATAATCAAAAGTAGTAGGAAAACTCCTATGAAGTACAGAATTGATGCCGCATATGTCTGGTACAATCGCGGAAAACAAATTGTTTTGATGTACTTTATAAACCAAATTCCCTTTACTTTTGATGAACTCCCTGACGATTCTTTATTCGACTTGGAGTTGATTAAATTGGCAGACAACGAAAGACGTTATGAACCGGAGGATTTGTATCAAGCATCATATTATCTAATGCTTGAAGAATGCCATCCTTTGCTTTATGAGTTAGATTTGGAAAATCCAGAAATGTTGCCTGTTGATTAAATGCCCTTGTAGCTCAGTGGTAGAGCAACGGTTTTGTAAACCGTTGGTTGTCTGTTCGAATCAGATCGGGGGCTTGAGTTCTATAAAACTCCAAATGTCATTAATTTCACAACAAGACCGTCAAATGGTCATTGAGGCACTTGAATATTATGTTCAAAAACTTAAGGATGATAACTGCACGAATGCTTCCATTACAGCATTCCAAACTCTCCTTAACTGGGTCGAACTCGAATATTTCAAACATGAAAATTAATCTCTGGTATTGTAAGAACATGCAACAATGGCGCTGGATTCTTACTGATGACTCACGACCAATCCTTAAGCAAGAATCTGGTCAACAACCATTTTTGCGTGATGCTATGAATGATGTAGCAAACACTGTAGAATATATGTTAGAATGCAAACAAAGTGAGTAGAAATACTTAGATGAAATCAGATTTTTATATAGATAAGGTAAGTAAAGAAGAAATTAAAGAACTTCTTTATACTCATCATTATCTTAAAGACGAATCAAAAGATTTCAAAAGTGGATATAATTACTCACTCTACCGCAAATCATTCACAGACATCCTTAATATTGGCGGGTCTGTTGGTTGTTGCATTTTTAGCGGTCTCCCAGTTCCAGAAATAGCAGTCGGTGCATTTGGTCTAGAAAGAAATCAACAAGAGGGTATCTACGAACTCTCACGACTTTGTATACATCCAGATATTCAAAAAGAAGAGTATAATATCACATCTTGGTTCGTCAGTCGTTGTATAAGGAGATTTAGAAAAGATGCCCGCGTTTCTTGTATTCTTAGTTACGCTGATGCTAATCACCACCTTGGAACTATATACAGAGCTTGCAATTTTACTTATCACGGTTTAACTGATAAGAAATCGGATTTTTGGATTAAGCAACCTGATGGTTCTTTTCTAAAACACTCAAGAGGTCCTATCAAAGGATTAGAGGGTGAGTGGAGAGAAAGAAGTAGGAAGCACAGATACTTAATGATATTTGATAAAGAACTGAAAAAAAAGTTGACATGGGAAGAGCAGAGGTGGTATAATAAAAAAGACGATACTGAATCGTTACAGTGACCCAAAAAGTGTGACCTGAGAACCTCCTTTTAGGAGGTTTTCTTGTATGATAAATAATCCATAACGGAACTTATAAAGTAATAAAAATGGGATTAAGTCGTCTTGATAATTTCCTCAAATCAGTGAGAGGGACGATTATCTATGTTGATCCAAATAGTATTGACTCTACAGATAGTATTGAAAATCAAGGAAATTCTCTTACAAGACCATTTAAAACTTTACAACGTGCTCTTGTAGAGGCATCTAGATTTTCATATCAGCGTGGATTGGATAATGATAGATTTAATAAGACGACAATCGTTCTTTATCCCGGAGATCATATTGTAGATAATCGTCCTGGGTGGATTCCTGATGGTACAGATAATTACAGATTAAGAAGTGGTCAAAGTAGTAGTGATTTTGGTGCATGGGATTTAACTACTAAATTTGATCTTACGAGATCAGACAATGTTCTTTATAAGTTAAACAGCATTCATGGTGGTGTGATTGTACCTCGTGGTACATCAATCATTGGTATGGATCTTCGTAAAACTAAAATTCGTCCAAAGTATGTTCCAAATCCCGAAAACAATAACATTGAAAGATCTGCTATTTTCCGTGTAACTGGTGGATGTTATTTCTGGCAATTTTCAGTTTTGGATGCAGATCCAAATGTTGTTTGTTATTTTGATTATAATTCTACACAAGTTGTTCCTAATTTTTCTCATCATAAATTAACTGCATTTGAATATGCAGATGGTGTGAATAATGTAAAAATTAAAGATACTTTTTATCCATTAGGTTTATCTTATGATAGAACTGATTTGGATATGTATTATGAGAAAGTTGGTCTTGCGTATGGACCTTCTTCTGGAAGAAAAATTGAACCAGATTATCCTTCTTCTGGTCTTGATATTCAGACTAAAATTGATGAATATCGCATCGTAGGATCTAGAGGTGAAGAAGTCGGAATTACTAGTATTCGCGCAGGTAATGGACTCTTATCTTCAACAACAATTACAGTAACTTTAGATGAAGATGCAACAGAATTTGATGTAGATACTCCAATTCAAATTCAAGGTGTTGATGCTTCTGGTTATGATGGTCAATATGTTGTTTTTAATAAAGTAAACTCCACTAATATTCAATATAAAGTTCAAAATGCTCCGGAAAATCCACTTCCTACAGTCACTGGAGCAACTGTTAATATATCAGTAGATACTGTTACTTCAGCATCTCCATATGTTTTTAATATTTCTATGCGTTCTGTATATGGAATGTGTGGATTACATGCTGATGGTGATAAAGCAGCAGGATTTAAAAGTATGGTTATTGCACAATTCACTGGAATTGGATTGCAAAAAGATAGTAATGCTTTTGTAAAATATAATTCAAGTTCTGGAGTATATCAAGATAAAATTGCTCTTGGAAATGAAAATATTCAATCAGATTCTAGAGCAAAATTTAAACCATCTTATGAAAATTATCATATAAAATGTTCTAATGAGGCATATATTCAAGTAGTTTCTGTTTTTGCAATTGGATTTGCAAATCATTTTCTTTCTGAATCTGGTGGTGATCAATCAATTAATAATTCAAACTCTAATTTTGGTGCAAAATCTCTTGTTGCATCTGGATTTAGAAAAGATGCATTTTCTAGAGATGATGTAGGTTATATTACACATATTATTCCACCAAAAGAAAATGAAAGTTCTGAAGTTAGAGTAGAATTTATTGCTTTTGATGTAGAAAAAACTGTTGGAGTTGCGTCTACAAATAGATTGTATCTTTATAATGAAAAAAATGAGTCAGTTCCACCTGAACATGTTTATGATGGGTATAGAGTTGGTGCTAGAGAAAATGATCAACTAAATGTACTAATTTCTCAGAGTGGAATTTCATCGATATATTCGGCAAGAATTATTATACCGAATACTCAATATACTGCAAATGAGATTAGTGCGGAGAAAAAATTTGTAGTTGGTAGAAGTAATGTTGGTGTTAATAGTATTTCTAGTAATATTTTAACATTAACGTCTAATCATAATTTTATTAATGGAGAATCTGTTCGAGTAATTAGTGAAAACGGTCAAATTCCTGATGGTCTTACACATAATACCGTTTACTATGCAATTACTTCTTCAACTCCATCTTTAAGTGCAAATCAAATTAAAATAGCACAAACTCTTAATGATGCATTAAGTGATAGTGCAATTACTTTGAATAATAAAGGTGGAATTTTGAATGTTTCTAGTAGGGTTAATGATAAAAAACCAGGAAATATAGGGCATCCTATACAATATGATTCTACTCAAGGACAATGGTATATTAATGTAGCAACAGCATCTACGGAAAGATCTCTTTATAATATTATTAATTCACTAGGAACCTCTGGTCTTGGACAAGCAACTCCAAGATCTTATATTAATAGAAAACCAGATAATAGAGGTCTAATTGATAAGATTTATCGTTTACGCTATGTTATTCCTTCCTCTTCAAATAGTGCAAGACCACCAATTGATGGTTATGTTATTCAAGAATCTAATTCTTCTATCGGTTTAACAAATACTGAAGTTAATTATTTGTATAACTCAACTCCAGCATCTTTATCTAGTGTAGAAGAATTAAGAAATCCAAGATACATTGCAAATACAAATTGGTCCGGTGGAACTGCGAATATTGTTACTGAAATTCCACATGACTTAAATGTAGGATCTGAAGTAGAGATTATTAATGTTAAGAGTACTAATAATACCGCAGGTGCTATTAATTCTGGATACAATGGAACTGCTACAGTTACTGGAATTAGTAGTTCAAAACAATTTAGTGTTTTAATTGCAGACAATCCAGGAACTTTTACAAATAATACTTCTGCAAGAACAATAGAACTTCCATATTTTAAGAAAAAGAAAACACCTGGAACTTATTACATTTATAGAAGTCAGGAAATTCAAGAATATGTTTCCGGAAAACAAGATGGCATCTATCATCTTTTAGTTTTAAATGCGTCTAATTCTCCATCAGTTTCTCCATTTAATTCTTTAAGATTTTCTCAACCTGTTCAAAGTCTTTATCCTCAAACAAATAGAGATAATCCTGCATCAGATCCACAAGCAGCAACATCTTTTGCTCTCCCTGATACAATAGGTCAAGTTGTAATTAATGAACCTCAATATTCGATCACAAAAGAAAATGTATCAAAGCAACTTGTTGATACTGGTGTTGGTGTTGGATTAACACAAATCATATCAAATTCTTCGGGAACTTCACATACTTTTTATACTTCCATTGATCATGGGTTTAATAGAATTACACGAGTTGGAATAACAAGTGCTGGAGCAAATTATGTTAATGGAAACTATTATAATGTAAATCTTGTTGGATTTGCTGGATCAACAACTGGATCTCATGCAACAGCAAGAGTTACTGTAAGTGGTGGTATCATTTCTTCAATCAAAATAATTGATGGTGGTAGTGCATATGGAATAGGAAACACGTTAGCATTAGTTGGTATTGCAACGACAACAGGGCATAGAAGAGGTCACTTAACTGTAAGTCAAATTTATAATAATGTTAGTGATACTTTAAGTGTTGAAGGAATCGTTCCAAGTTCTTATTCGAATTATAATACTCTTTATAGAATTACTGCGGTTAATAATCCAAAACAAATAACAGTTTCATCAGCATCTACTGTTTCGTCTGCTTCTACTACTGGTATTGGTTTAACAGTTGCTTCTACTGCAAATGTAATTCTTACTGGCAGAACATTAAATGTTTTCTCATTAACACATAGTAACACTACAGGAATTGCCACTGTTATTACGAGACAAAATCATGGATTGCAAGTTGATAATAAAATTCGTCTTGGTGGAGCGAACAATAATTTATTTAATAAAGACTTCATAATTAAAAGTGTTGGGACAACAACCTCATTTACAATTAATGCTGGAATAAGTACTTCTACGCTATCAACTTCTGGAACTATTTTTGTTTATTCTCCAGCATATTCTTCATTTGGTGGAAATATTCTTCCTACAACTGAAAATACTTCTGGTCGTTTAATTGCTGAATATGCTGGAATTACAACTACAATTTCTGCATCAGTTACAATTTCTGCTTCCACTATTTCAATTTCAAATGTAACTAACTTTAATTTTAATATTGGTGATTATTTGATCATAGATAATGAAATTATGAGAATTAGAACTGATGTGACTGGAAATCCAGTTACTGTATATCGTGGATTACTTGGAACTAGAACATCTACTCATAGTTCTGGTGCTGTCGTAAAAAGAATTAAACCACGTCCAATTGAACTTCGTAGGAATTCTCTCATTCGTGCCTCTGCTCATACATTTGAATATCTTGGTTATGGACCTGGTAATTATTCCACAGCATTTCCTGAAAGACAAGACAGAAATCTTTCTCCGCAAGAAGAGTTGTTAGCACAATGCACCAAAACTGATGGTGGTATTGCAATCTTTACTGCAATGAATGCTGATGGAGATTTTTACACTGGAAATAAAAAAGTTAATTCTGCAACAGGACAAGAAGAAGTTTTTGATGCTCCTATTCCAACTGTTACTGGTGAAGATCCTGGAATTGGTGGAGTTAATGTAGGATTTGATGTTCTTACTCCTCTTGAGGCATCAATTAGTCGTTCTTTAAGAGTTGAAGGTGGTCCTGATTCAAATATTGTTTCTGAATTTGATGGACCAGTTATTTTTAACAATAAAATTACTTCTACTTCTCCAAAAGGTATTGAAGCAACTTCATTATACCTTCAAGGTGATGTTGCAATTTCAAGAAAATATAGTGTAGGTATTTCAACCCCAACAACTTCTGGAAATCCTGGAGATGTTCAATTCCATTCAAATCCAAATAATACTGACTATGTTGGATGGGTTTATACCAGTAATAATGAATGGCAACAGTTTGGTAAAATTGGCGGTGCATATACAATTGATACTGTGAATTTCACTGGAGAAACTGCTACTTTTAGTGGAACAGTAACTGCTACTGATTTTAATTCAACTTCTGATATATCATTAAAAACTAATATTTCTACTGTGGAAAATTCTTTGGATAAAGTTCTTCAAATTCGTGGAGTTAATTTTGATTGGAAACGGAATAATGAACCTTCTATTGGAGTAATAGCACAAGAAGTTGAACCAGTAATTCCGGAAATTGTTTCTGGTGAATCTACTAAAGTTGTAAATTATAACGGTTTAATTGGTGTTTTAATAGAAGCAGTTAAAGAACAACAAAAACAAATAAATGATCTTAAAGATAAACTTGAAAACTTATAAATAACTAATAATAAAAGGTAGGCGCTCTCCTCCTATGAAAAAATATTTCTACGTTTATTACTCTTATGAAGAGTATGGCAGAGGATATATTGGCAAAAGAGAATGTAAATGTCTTCCTGAAGAAGACATCAAATATTTTGGAAGTTATACTGATAAAACATTTACTCCAACTCAAAAAATAATTATAGAAACGTTTAATACGGCAGAAGAAGCATATTTTGCAGAAAAGATATTACAAGAATTTTATCAAGTAGATAAAAATCCACATTTTGCTAACATTTATATACATAGAAGTGAAAAATTTTGCAATAATGGAAATGAAATTGTAAGAAAAAAAATAAGTTCTGCATTAACTGTGATAAAAAGAAGCGAAGAAACAAAATTAAAAATAAGTCAAGCAAAAAAAGGAACTATTGTAAAAGAAGAAACTAAAAACATAATTAGTGAAAAAACAAAGGAAAGAATTCCGCCAAATAAAGGTAAAAAACACAGCGAAGAAACTAAAAGAAAAATAAGCGAAGCAAGAAAAATGCAGTGTGAATTAAAAAAAAATCAAAAACAAGGAAGAGGTAACTGACTGTGGGAATTCAAAAATCGTTCGTAATTAAGAATGGTTTAGAGGTTGATAATAACTTAATCTTTGCTAATGCAGAAGATAATAAAGTAGGTATTGGTACCGCAAATAATTTACAGTATATTTTTAATGTAGAAGGTGATGTTGGAATTAGCGGTGGATTACACGTTCCTGATACTGCATATATTAATGATTTAGATTTATCTGGAAGAATTTTAAGTGGTGGAGATTCTGGACTTGCTGGAGCTTTTTTAATTTCTACCGGTGTTGGAGTAACCTGGAAAAAATATGTAAGAAACTCTAATATTTTTATTGCGTTTCCTGGGCAAGATACTTTTAGCGATATAGATTTTTTACCAAATAACGTAGAAGTTTATATAAATGGCGTAAAACTTAATTCTAGTGAATTTAATGACGACACTGGTAATCAAATTGTATTAAATGAACCTTGTTTTGGAGGTGAATCTGTTGAAATTATTACTAATGACGTACTTCCCATCTCTGGTATAGGTATTACTGTCCAAAAAGATAATGTAACTGTAGCAAATGATGTTAATGTTTTTAATTTCGTTGGTTCTGGAGTTAGTGTTACAAGTGCTTCTGCCAATAAAGTTGATGTCACTATACAGGCAATTGACAATCCTCCAGGAAAAACTGTTTATGTTGCGATGAATGGTGACGATACTAATGATGGATTAAGTCTTAATGGTGCTAAAAAAACAATTAAAAATGCTGTTGGAATCACAAGTTCTGGAGATACTGTAAAAGTTTCTCCTGGAACTTATATTGAGGATAATCCAATTACACTTCCAGAAAATGTTTCTATTGAAGGTGCAGAATTAAGAAATTGTATAGTGACTCCTTTAAATCCTGGATCTGATTTATTCTGGGTCACAAATGGAACGCATTTAACAGACTTATCATTTCAAGGACAAAGTGCAACTAATGGAGCATCGGCAGTTGCATTTAAACCTCTTGTAGGTGTTGCATCTGATAGATTTTTTGATGCAGCAAGAATGATTCGTTATAATTTAGACTTTATTGCATCAGAGGCAGTTGGGTATTTAACAAGCACTAACTATAAATCTCCTGCTTTAGTTTTGTCTGCTGGAGTTTCTACTGTGACCAGTGGCATTAAAACGGCATTTAGAGCAGTTTGTCACGATATTACTAGAGGTGGAAATTCAAAATGTGTTGGAGTTGGAATTACTCACTATACCCAATATGTTGGATTTTCTTCTCATATGATAGCCGCTCTTAATTATTCTGCGGGAATTGCTAAATCTTGTATTAATAATGTGATTTTTAGAAAACCTGGCGGTGGAAATTATCAAAGTGAATTTACTCAATTAAGAGATTTGAGTATGCAACCAGATGGTGCATATGGAAATCAAAGTATTGATGGATGTGCAAATGTAGTTTCTGCAATTTATTCTTGCGTTGGTATTGTTACTACAATTATTAATGTTGGGTTTAATGCTTCTGGAATTACTACTAATTATCCTGGAAATGATGGTGCTTTTAATTCTGGTATTTTTGACCCATCTTTGAGTCCATCACAAGGAGTTGGAAATGTAACAAAGGGTCCTTATGTTCGTAACTGCACTAATTTTATTCCAAACAGTATTGGAATGAAAGCTGATGGATTCAACGCAGATCCTGGTGATAAAGATGATATGGGAATCACAGGAATGATGAGCGTTGATTCTTATACTCAATATAATCAAGGTGGAATTGGAGTTTCAATCACAAATGGTGCATATACTCAATTAGTTTCTATATTTACTATCTGTGATGATATTGCAATATATACTGGTTCTGGTGGTCAGTGTGATATTACTAACTCAAACTCATCTTTTGGAACCAAAGGTTTGGTTTCCGAGGGAGTATCTGATGCAACAACTCTTTCTTCATATCATTATACTGGAGAAGTTTCTCAAAATGCATCAGAAGGTGATGTTTCATTTGTAATTAGTGGAATAGGAAACCAAAGACCTTATTCTGGACAAGCATTATATTTTGGTCAATTGTATTATGAGATTGAAAGTGTAACGATTACTAATCGTGGTTCTGGATATACTTCAGCACCAACTATATCTTTTGCTACTCCAACTGGACCATCGCAAATTATTGCAGAAGCATTTACTGATATATCAAATGGATCTGTTGTTGCAGTAAATATGATTGGTAATGGCAGAAATTATCGTTTGATTGATAATATTGGAATTGTTACATTTAGTGCTCCTCAGTCGGGAATAGACACTGCGACCGGAGTTGCAAATTTTAGACCTGTTTATTACCAAGTTAGATCTGCAACTGCTCCCTCTGGAGGAATTTCTACAGTAACACTTGCTCAACCACTTAATAACGATGTTGGAATTGGAACAACAGTATTTCTTTCTCGTCAAAGTTTACAAATTGTTTCTTCTCATTCTTTTGAATATATTGGCGCAGGAAATACTATTGAATTTGCAAGACCTTCAACTGGTGGTGTGACAATTCAGGCAAATCAAGTTATTAAAATAAACGGTGGTGAAGTTGTTTATACAAGCACAGACCAGGATGGTAACTTTGCTATTGGTGAAGATTTAATTATTGATCAAGCGACAGGTACCATTCGCGGAAGAGCATTTGAGCGCAGTCTGCTAAATACAGTAACACCATTTATTATCGCATTAGGGGCAAAATAAGAAATGGCAGCATTAGCACTTAATACTTATAAAACATTTAGGGCAGATGTGACTACAGGTATAACAACTGTTTATACTACTCCTAATGGTGTCTCCACTATTCATCTATTTTCTGTAGTATCAAATATTTCTTCTGGTATTGCAACAGTTACTGTTTATCATAATCGTTCTGGATCTTCTTATGAATTAATTAAAAATGTAAGAATACCTGCTAATGATGCTTTGAACCCAATTACTGGCAGTTTGGTTTTGGAAGTTGGAGATAAAATAGAAATACAAGGACAATCAAATAGCACAATGAAGTATACCCTTAGTGTCTTAGAATCTGCAAAATAAGTAAATGGGAAATTTAATTAGCGGAAAAGTTGTAGGTGCTGATGGAGAATTTATTTCTCTTGAAGATGCTGAAAGATATCTAGGAAAACCTGGAGTTAATGGTTATCTTTTAGCATCAGATACTGATGGTACTAGATATTGGTCTCCTGGAGGTATTCAGGGCATTCAGGGTACTCAAGGTATTCAAGGTATTCAGGGAAGACAAGGTATTCAAGGTACTCAAAGTACTCAAGGTATTCAAGGAACTCAAGGTATTCGAGGTGAAGGAATTCAAGGTACTCAAGGTATTCAAGGATCTCAAGGTATTCAAGGTATCCAAGGTTCTAATGCGAATGTCCAAGGTATTCAAGGAACTCAAGGTATCCAAGGTTCTCAGGGTATTGAAGGACCTCAAGGAACTCAAGGTATTCAAGGAACTGAAGGAACTCAAGGTATCCAAGGTTCCAATGCAAATATCCAAGGTATTCAAGGAACTCAAGGTATTCAAGGTACTCAGGGTATTCAGGGAAG